AGGAGTGGATTTAAATATAAATGAAGCAATTAATAAAACAAAAGCAAAAATGATTGTGACTACACGCAATATCATATCTGTTTTTTTACTAGGATTAAAAAAATCTTGAAGTATTCCAAGTAAAGCAATTAACCCTGCAAATATAAGATATAAATAAAGAAGTAATGGTTCTAAATAGTCTGGACTGAAACTAATTAATCTTACTGTTAAAAAGAACAAAAATATGTATTTGAGATATTTATATATGCCTGACAAAGTATCACCTCTTTTTAATAATAGTTTATCTAAATAATGTAAGTCCAGAGGTATATAGGAATAAATTTGCCAAGTCACTAATTCAGGCATGTGTAAGTTGAGAATAACTAAATATAATTACATGTAAAAGTGTTTAGAGGTATATTAATAGTTAATAGGTATATTTTTTCTTACAGAGAAATCCAATTACTTTATTTGGCAGTGAATGCTGCATTAAATAAAGGTCTTGGTTGTCAAAAGTTAATGACTATAATGTTTCATGAACTTCAAAGACGTAAATCGGCAATAGAGTTTTACGTAACTTAAAATTAAGTCAAACACTCTCATTTGATGGTGTTTTTCTATTTGAAAATTCAATTTTTTTCGCTGAGAATATTGTCGAATCTCCCCTGATTATTTATATTAATATTGAGGAGGGATTAATAATGAAAAAAATATTAATATTACCATTAATCTTGTTATTAGGACTTCTTTTTGCTGCATGTAGTCAAGATTCGGAAAAGGTGAGTGAAGATAAAAAAGATGTTGCTGAAGGTACAACTGATAAGACATCTGATGGAGAACAACTAAAGGTTGATAAAGGGCTTTTAAATGTTGAAGTAACGATACCAGCTTCTTTTTTTGAAGGAAAAGATATTGATACAGTTATTACTGAAGCAAAAAACGATGGTGTCAAAGAAGTGATAAAGAATGATGATGGTTCTTTAACATATAAAATGTCTAAGTCAGAGCACCAAAAATTGATGAAGGAAATGGAAGAAAATATTATTAAGTCTGTAGAAGAAATTAAAACAGGTGAAGATTATACTTCTATTAAGGATGTAAGTTACAATAAAGATTTTTCTGAATTTATATTATCTGTTAATAAAGAGGAATTCGAAAATAGTTTTGACTCCATTGCTTCGTTGGGTCTTGCTATCACAGGAATGTACTATCAGCTATTTAGTGGAGTAGATCCTGATAAATATAAGGTGACAGTAATTTTCAAAAACGAGACGAATGGTGAAGTGATTAATACAATTATTTATCCAGATGAATTAAATGAGAAAAATTAATTTTTAAGTAGTATGTATTAAAAGCACTCAAAATAATGAGTGCTTTTTCTTTTGCCTATAAAGGGGGTGATACACTTGTCTGTTCGAACAACCATGACCTTAACAGACAAAATGACAGGCACTTTACAAAAGATGATGAAAGCGATGAATAGCACAATACGTGCAATGGAACTGATGCATAACACATCCAGTCGAAGTATGGATATGCGTAGTCTGCAGCGTGCAAGGCGAGATATTGAAAGTGCTACTGCCGCTATCAATCGATTAAGAACTAGTGCTAGACTAGCCCAGCAAAATGTGGGTGCTTTGGGTGATAAATTTAGAGGAACCTCAGGCGGTATAGCTGCCGCCACAAATGGTGTTAGGCGATTTTTAAGTAAATTTACAGGGTTTGCGGCTGCTATATTGTCTGTCCAAGCTTTGACACAAGGATTTAAAAAGTTAGTAAGCGCTTCTGATGCTTATAGTAATGTCAATGCACGTCTTGCCAACATCAATGATGGGTCACAAACACAGAAAGAGTTACAGGATAAGATTTATAGGGCCGCCCAACGTAGTTTAGGTTCGTATAATGATATGGCTGCGAGTGTCTCCAAGTTAAATTTATTAGCGGGTGATGCTTTCTCAAGTAATAATGAAGCCATTCGATTTGCGGAACTAATGAATAAGTCATTTGCAGTATCAGGTGCAGGCGCACAAGAAAAAGCTGCAGGTATGCATCAATTAACACAAGCCTTAGCTTCTGGACGGTTACAGGGTGATGAATTTGTATCCATTACTGAAAACGCTCCGTTATTAGCGAAAGCAATAGCAAACGCTATGGGGGTAAGTATGGGTGAAATGAAAAAACTCTCTTCTGAGGGTAAAATAACGGCTGATATCATCAAAAAATCATTATTCGAAGCTGCAAATGATATTGAAGATAAATTCAGCAAATTGCCATTAACCTTTGCTGATGCTATGACAGTCTTTAATAACTGGGCACAAAGAGCATTTGAACCGTTATTTATACGCTTAAGACAGTTTGTTAATTCAAAAGCATTTGGCGTGTTAGCAGGTCATGCCATGGTGTTTATCAATCTCTTTGTAGCTGGATTATCACTTGTGTTTGATGCACTGGAAACTTTGTATACCATTATTGGAGCAGTCGGGCAGTTTATGTATGATAATGCTAGTTGGGTCGTGCCTGTCCTTGTGATAATGGGTACTGTTATCGGTTCCATAGTCGCAATACTAGCAGGCAAATATACAGTTTTAGGCTTAATACGTGTTGCCACGCTGGCTTGGGCAGCTGCACAATGGGTTGTAAACGCAGCCTATTTAGCAAGTCCCATTACATGGGTGTTAATTGCCATAATCGCTGTTATCGCTTTTATAGTAACGGCCATGGTGATGTGGGGAGAACAAACAGCTACAGTAATAGGTTTTGTTGCAGGCATTTTTGGCGCATTAGGAGCGTTTATCTTTAATACATTTGCCAATATAGCGAACTTCCTCACAACCTTTGCAGAATTTTTTATTAACTTATTTATTGACCCTGTATATGCAGTAAAAAAGTTGTTTTATGATTTGGTCATGATGGTGGTCGATAATATGTCTACGATGGCTAGTAGTTTTGACAAGGTTGCAACAGTACTTGGAAACGTCTTTGTAGCAGGTGCAAATATTGCTATCAAGGCAGTGAATGGATTAATTAACCTCCTCAATAAAATACCTGGTGTTGATATAGGCACTATAGGTGAATTACAGACTGGTAAATCTAATGTCGTTACAAAGCATTGGCAAAATTTTGTGGGCAATTTAAAGCCGCCAACGAGTGATAAAAACGTAGTCAGCTTACCTAAAACCGAGCTAATGAACATTCCAAATGCATTCGATAAGGCGAACGAATGGGCATATAACGGCATGATAGCTGGCAGTGAAAAATTAGGTGGACTCGTGGAAAAAGCCAAAAATGTTATGGGATTAGGGGAGAAAAAAGAAAAAGAAAATCCATTTTTAGATAAATTTAGTTTGATGGATGATGTGGTGAATACCGCGCCGTCCGCATCTAAAATAGGTGCTTCGGGTGATCCTGATAAAGGAAAACGAAAAGATGGGAAATTAAAAGGTGGAAAACTGGATAAAGTCGGTAAGATTGAAGACAAAGTCAATCTTGCAGACGAATATCTCGAATTATTTAAAGATATTGCAGAAGGGAAAGCCATTCACAACATTGTTTCGCTTACACCAAATGTACAGGTCTATAATCATTTCGACGATACAACAGGTAGTGCAATGGAAAAAATGCTGACTAAGTTCGGCGATTTGTCCCATGCGAATGGCCATGTAGCGAAAATAAACGACTATGTATCACAAGCATTGAATGCTCCTATTAGAGATGATGTTACAGTCTCAAACGAAGTACGAGAAAAGGTTTCGGCCTCACCTATCACCAATAACAGTAAAACCATTGTGCAGCATATTCAAAGTGAACCAAAGTTTTATTTTACTGGCGATATTCATGAAAAAGTGGATGTAAATGATGTTATAAAAGTGATTACACAAGGGTTGAAAGATGAGCAAAGTCGTTCGGTAGAGGGGGTATATGGATGATAGGAATTTATCTAAGTGCTAACAACGATCAAGAAGGATTTCGTATTCCCGTCAATCCTCCTGAATTACCATTTAAACAGGATGCCGATGGAGAGCAATTTCAGATTGCTAAAACGGGCACAGTTAATGTTCCGAAACCAATGCAACTACAGGAATTTTCATTTTCATCATTTTTTCCTGCGGTGGATACCCATTATGCAGAGACGCAGTTTAGAGAGCCGAAACAATATATCGAACAAATTAACAAGTGGATGGCCGATGAAACGGTGATCCGCTTTATTTTTGTTGGTGGTTCTTTTTCAGTTAACGAACAAGTGACGATTGAATCATTTGAATATAAACAACAATTTGGAACAGCTGACGTTGATTACACCATCTCCTTTAAAAAATATGTTCCCTTTGGCTTTAAGAAAATGGAGCTCGTGAAAAAGACTACAGCATCGACTAACCAGAAGACATCGCAACAAGTTGTAAAAAAGGAAGCGCCAAGGGATAATCCTAAACCTATACCACAGACGTATAGTTTGGTGAAGGGCGATTCGCTTTGGAAAATTGCGCAAAAATACACCGGAAATGGAGCGAATTATAAAGCTCTACAATCGTTGAATGGCATTAAAGATAGTGATTTAAGAAAGTTACCTATCGGTTTAAAAGTCAAAATCCCGCCTGAATGGACGGCTAAGAAATGAGGTGCGAGGTATTGAGGTTTTAATCGATAATCGGGATGGAAATATCTATGAAGTGCCTGTCACATCGTTGAGTTGGAAGACTGAAAAAACAGGGAAAGCATCAGAACTTACTGTGCATTTGCTTAACCCAAAGCCACTGGAATATACCATCGCTTCTGGAGCGATTGTTAGAGTAGTGGATGGTCAACATAAAGTATTTTATGGCTATTCATTTAAAGCCAGCTTTGGTGTTAGTAGTGAATTTCACATTACGGCTTACGATCAATTGAAATACTTCATGTATAACGATTCTTTTGTTATCCCATCAATGTTAGCTGAAAAAGCGATTGAGCGTATTTGTGGTCTAGCAGGACGTAAGCTAAGTACTATAGCAAAAACAGAGTTTATAGCGCCTGGAATGATTGAAGAAGATAAAAAAGCGTTGGATGTCATCATGAAATATATTGATTCCACTATCGTAGCCACGAACCAAAGTTTTGTCTTTCTCGATGATTTCGGCACACTTGGTTTGCATAATATTCGTGATCTAGTTATACCACCTACAGACTTTTATATAGGGGAGGAAAGCCTTTTATATGACTTTGATTATTCTGTATCCATTGAGGATACTTACAATCGTGTAAAACTAGTTTTAGATGATAAAAAAGCTTCCAAACGTCGAGTATTTATTGCACAGGATAGTGGTAATATCGCGAAGTGGGGTCAATTACAATATTACAAAAAGGTTGAAGACAATATGACACCTGCTCAAATTGACAGTTTGTTAAATGCATTACTTGCGGTTCATAACAAAGAGAAAAAGGAACTGGCATTAAAATGTTAGGTGATTGGCGAGTGCGTGCAGGAAAGATGGTGTATATCTACATCGAGAAATTAGGACTGAAACAACTGTTTTTAGTGGAAGCATGTACGCACGATTGGTCACCTAATGTCCATACGATGAGCTTAGAATTGAAGGTGATTTCATGAGTTTACTAGAGTTAATCAAAACGACGGCAATGGCAGCTTTTCATGCGTCCAATCCAGTAAATATTGTATTTGGAAAAGTCATAGAGGCAAAGCCATTAAAAATTGAATTGCACTCAAAACTCATCTTAACGGATGAGTTTTTATTTGTGGCCGAACATCTAACTCGCCATGAAAGAGTGGTAAGTATTCAATTCCAGTACCCTAAAAACTACACGAAAAGACAAATCGGTGATGAGGGTAAACAAGCAAGTTCCAAACGAAAAAGTCAAGGTGAAGCGAGGGCAATTCCTTATGAACACTATGAAATGAAGTATGCAAAGATTGTATTTGAAGATGGCCTAAAAATAGGCGATAAAGTAGTATTACATCGCGTTCAAGGCGGTCAAAAGTATTTTGTATCAGACCGATACAGGGCAGGTGATAGGGTATGGTACTACCCACAGAAAGAATAACGATTACACCTGATATTGAAGTAGTGGACGCTGTTGCATTACCCACTCGAACATATCATCTAGATTTCAAGCGGGGTTGCTGCAGTGGATTTATTGATGGGCAAAAAGCGATGGAACAAGCCATTTTCAAAGTGCTGCACACAATTCGTTTTAAACACCTCATGTATACACATAATTACGGTTTTCAAAACATGATGGGTTACGATGAGTTGTATGTGCGTGGTGATTTGGCTAGGCGTATACATGAAGCATTACTTCAAGATGAACGCATTAACTCGCTTGAAAATTTCAGTCTTGAATTTACGTCAAAAGAAGATGTGTTAGTGACATTTACGGCAAGAACAATATATGGTGATGTCAGTCTGTTAAAGGAGGCGATACGGATTGCTTGATTACCTAGAATCCAAAACTTTTGATGGCATCTTAGCTGAAATGCTGGAACGTGTTCCGAATGATGTTGATAAACGGGAGGGTAGTGTCATTTATGATGCCCTTGCTCCAACAGCATTAAAGGTCGCTGAAATGTATTGGGATATGGCTATACTTTATCGTCGAACTTTTGCGGTTACTGCTGATGGTATGGATCTTGAAAAACGAGTGAATGAACATGGAGTGGAACGTAAAAAGGCTGGCAAGGCGATTCGTCGCGCTCTATTTACAGATGGGGATGGTCAACCTCTTGAAGTAGCGATTGGAAGCCGATACCGTTTAGATGCACTTGTCTATCATGTGACAGAACGACTGGAAGCGGGTGTATACAAGGTGGAAGCGCAAATCGCTGGGGCAGTTGGCAATAAAGACTATGGCGAAATGCTACCACTTGAAGCAAATAATACGCTCGGTAAAGCCATATTAGCTGATGTACTAGTACCAGGAGAAGATGACGAAACCGATGCTTCACTATATCAAAAGTATCTAGAACATATCCGTGAAAAAGCTTTTGGTGGTAATCGTGCTGATTATAAGAAAAAAGTGATGGCCATTCAAGGTGTTGGGGGTGTGCGATTAAGACGTGCCCCCTATGGTGGAGGAACAGTTCAAATAATAATTATTGATACTGATTTTAACGCACCTACATCGGAATTTGTCTCACATGTTCAAGAGCTAATAGATCCTATCGAGTTTAAAGGAGAAGGCTATGGAACTGCACCGATAGGACATAAAGTAACAGTCCAAGGGGTGGAGAAAGAAGAAATTAATGTGGCATGCGAAGTAATGTTGAACGGTGTAACAGTCGGTCAAATTGAAGCGCAAGTAAATGAAACGCTAGAAGCGTATTTCGCTGAACTGCGAGCAAATTGGTTGAAGGATGTAGACATCCATGTCCGTATTACGCATATTGAATCTCGGCTATTAGTGATTGAGGGAATTGAGGATATTGCTTCTACACGATTGAATGACGTAGCTAACAACATTACATTGGTTGAAGAAATTCCGGTGCTTAAGAAGGTAATGTTGAAGGAAGTGAGTTTATGACAAATGCTTTTTTAGATGAGTTACCTTCTTATTATCAAGAGATTAAAGAGTTTCGAGCGTTGTCCAATACAGTTACAGTGAACTGGGACCAACTTAGCGAAGCTCTTTTTAGTATGGATAATGATCAATTTATTTTAACTTCAAGCGAGGCTGCTATAGCGATAAGAGAAAAAGATTTTGGTATTCGCGCAGATCCAAAAAATGAAACATTGAATTTCCGAAAACTGCGATTACTGGGGCGCATGCAAGAAATTACGCCCTATGTATTGGAGTATTTAATCAAGGCACTGACGGGACTAGTCGGTGAAAACAAGCATCAAATTTTATTAAATAGTCATCAATTTAAAATGGAAGTAGCAATCGATGTTGAACAATCGATTTACTACAATGAGGTTATAAAACTAGTTGAACGCATTGTGCCGTTAAACATTGATTTACTACCGACAATCCTAGCGTTAAAGGAATGTCTAGTTGTTATAGGAGGCACATATGGATGGGCGCTACATTATAAAATTTGTGGTCGATTTAAAACAGCGCAAGTGCATGGGGCAATCGGAAGAGAAATGATAAGAGTTGCTACTGGAATATATGGTTTTCATACAGGTACTCGCGTTTGTGGTCGATTTAGAGCGGGAGGTGTGAGTGATTGAATGAAATACAACCATTAATGATAGATTTAACGCAACAATTTTTAAATAGTCTTACAGTTAGTGCGAAGGTAACCATAGATGGTGTCATTTACGATAAAGAAATCTTTCACACTAGCACAAAATATGGACTAAGAAAGTACGTGAAATTGTCGACAGAACAGGGCTTGGTCACACGTGCTGCTTTAGTCGATCGTTATGGGCGTGAAATGTACGTAAAAACAATGAACTATCAAAAAGGTTCAAACGGATATGTTATTGCATTTCCTCTCCAACTTGAATCAAAGGAAGTGAATGTAAATGGGTAACTATATGAATAGTGAAATTCCATTAAATTTTAAGGAGAATCCATATACGCGTACTGAATGGCAAGATGATGTTCAAGACCCTCTCACGGGGGAAATAATCGAAATTGGGACAACGTATATGGCTGAATATGCAAATAATTTCGAGTGGGGTATTTATAACGCGTATCGTTTTATGATTGAAATGTACCGACAGATGGAACGCATGCGCGTACGGTTGGAACTAGACGGCCGTGTACCAGGTAACTCCGGTACATTCGCCGATACACTGGACGGTAACACTAACAAAATCAAGCTAGATAAAACGATGACCGAAATTATCGAGGCAGTGGAAAAGGGCTCAACAGTTTTAAAAGTTGCGAGTGTAGAAGGTTTTACAATAAGAACACAAGTGACTATTTACGATAATGAACATAGTGAAGACCTGATGATAACAGAAGTAGGTGCAGGGACGATTACGGTTTCAGCTCTTGCTAAATCGTATAAAAAAGGTGCAAAAGTAGCACGTAGTAATGTTGGAATGGATTATGCAAAGGCTGAAATACGTTTTGGTGAGTGGCAGATCTACAACGTTGAATTAATGGAGGTGCTTTAAGGATGGCTCAGTATTATTATGATAAATTTACTGCAATAAA